TTGATCTAGTGTCACCTTCAGCTTTCATGTACCATAGGTATCCTGATTGTCCAGACTCACCTGATACTTCAACCCAACCAATTTGTCCAGCGTCAGATCCATTAACGATGAATCTATCTCTGATAATGATAGGCTTGTTTGTATAAGAGTTAAAACCTGGAGTTAAAGCGTTTCTAGTTAAAGAATCACCTTTTTTAAATTCAGAACCATATACCATAGCTTTCCATATAGTGTTTGTACCAAACAAACTACCTGTGGTTAAAGCAGCTTGCGTGTAAGGTGTAATAACGACTTCGTCAGCGTTATTAACCTCAGCAGTAACTATACCTTTGATTACTTTTCCAGTTCCAGTTCCACCAATAGCGTATAATAATACTGTATCATTTAATCTAAATAATTCAGCGTCTGCTGTTGACTTGAACTTTACTTTGTTAGTAGCCGCATTGCCACTTCCACTTCCATGAGTTTCAACTTGGATGTGAAGTCTTCCTTGCTCAGACCATCTAACTAAATCAGAAGACATTGCTTCTTCAGCTCCGACTTGTGATAAAAATCCTGATAACATTCTGTTACCATATCTTTCTACTTCCTGCTCATATAATTCAGGAAGATATTGCTGCGCCCAACCAGTTGAGAAATCCAAATAGTTAGCCGAAGCAGTTTGTTTACTAGGTAGAGGATTAGGTACGTTTAAATCTCCACCTGCTGTAAATACAGTTGCCATAATTTTTAATGTTTAAGTTAATTTTTAAGTTTAAATTTAAAAGAGCTTGAATCATCGCCAAGTACCTTGTATTTAAATCCACCAGTGTCAACAGTGCCTGTTTCTCTTGGTGTCATGTCAACATTTTTAGCTTTTGCCATAGTTTCTTTTACAGCATCAGCTTTACCTTGTTGATAAAAGTGATTAGCAATAGCATCAGCGTTCATTGCTGTAAATAAAGATTTATGATACCCAACAGCGTCATTCATTGTATTGTTTTTATCTAAAAACTTTGATACAAAGTTATTAATGTCGCTTTGTGTATTTTTAACATTATCTACATCATTAACATTAAACCTATATCTTTTATCACCAACTTTATATTCAAACCCTTTAAATTCGTTATTGAATACTTGTTGAGTTTTATTTTCAAATACAGATTTTTGTTGCTCTGCTATTTTTTGTGACTCTTCAGTCTCTTTATTGTATCTATTAAAAAAATCAACAGCCTTTTGTTGCTCAGGTGTTAACTTAACACCACTTTTGATTTCTTTGTAATAATTGGATTTTAATTTATCCATATGGCTTCTTGCGGACGCAACTTGCTCTTTAAAAGCCAATTTCTTTCGTTTTATATCTTTTGGATCATCAACCTCCTCATCAAAAGTAAAACCATCTTCTATTAGAAAGTCTACTTCATCAGCATTTAAGTGAGGTTTAGTTTGCCTATAGTATTCACGAAGCATTGTCATGTCATCGTATTTACTATAATCTTGATTTAACTTTACATAATCCTCAAGATCACCACCAGTTTCATTCATAAAGTCTACAACTTTTTGAATATTTTCTGGTAATGGTTCACCAGTTTGTTTTACTTCTTCAACTGCCTCTACAACTTCTTCTTTAACTTCTTCTACAGTTTTTTCTTCTGTTGTAGTTTCATCTTCTTTAGTTTCATCAACTATTTCCTCCAAAACTGGTTGTTCAGTTTCTTCTTCTTCTTTATTTTCAACCTCTGTAGTTTCTTCTTTTATCTCCTCAACAACTTCTTCTTTATTTTCTTCTACAGCTTCTTCTTTCGGTTGCTCTTCAACCTGCGTTTCTTCTACAGGTTTCTCTTCTTGGTTAAGGTTTACTTTTATAGTTTCCTCTTCACCACCAAGTTTTTTCATGCGCTTTGGTTGTTCTTTAATTTTTATTTCATCGCCCATAGGCGCTTCAACAACCTCTTCGGTTTTCTTTTTTTTAGCCATAATATAATATTATAAAATTAAACAAATTATCTAGGTCCAAACATACCTAAATTCATACCATCTCCTAGTATATCATTACCTGAAGATTCAAATTTTTTAGGTCCTGAGCCATCTTTTCTTTGAGATATTAACTCAGACTGTTGTGATGCTTGTATTCTAGTTCTTTCATCTTTACGATCTTCTTTTTCTTTTTCCCTACCCTTTAATGCTTCAACTTCCATTTGCTTTAATTGCATGCTTAATTGGAACTCGTGATTCATTAAATCTTTTTTAAGTTGAGCTTCTGCTTGTAGCTTTTGTAACTCTAGTTGAGCTTCAACTTGTTCAAGCTGCGCTTTACCTTGTGCTAGCGCTTGTTGCTTTTGTATTTCAGTTTGTGCAGCCACTTGTTGTGTTTGTGCATTAGCTTGTGCTTGCGCTTGGATATTTTGCTGTGCTACAGCTTGATCTCTTTGTTGTTTCTTTTGTCTTCTTATTTTTAATAATTGATTAGCAAGCCTTACGTTTTTAATTTCTCTAACGTCTATAGCGTCTTCTAATTCAATGCTATTTTTTGACAATGCTATTTGTATGTTGTTTTCTAGCATTTGTTTTTCTTCTTCATCTGGTGCTAGCTCAATAAATATACCAAAGTCGTATAAATGAAGCTCAGACATCTCTTCTAGTGTACCTACATTGTGTGCTCCAATAGCTTGTATAAACGCGTCTTTTGTTGGAGAATATTCTAGTATATCAGATATTCTTAATGATAAGCATTCTGCTGTCTCTGACGCTAAAAATAATCCACTTTGTAAGATATGCCTAG